AGGACTATTCCGCTATGGCTAAAGCTATGGGAATAGCTAACGAAGGGGTGGCAGACAAGAGACAGACAAGCACTCTTGCACGTCTTCGTATATCTCACTCTCCTATCATGGGAGAAGGAGAAGTAAATGGTAAGAAGGTAAATATGGAAGTAGTTTCTGGCGGTACGTATAAGCTAGAGATTCCAGATGGTGCAACTTACTACGCCCAATCCGCAGAGATACGTCCTTTCCTACAAAGGTTTATGTATAAGAAGTTCGTGAAGGGTTCAGGCAATGTGCCTAATCGTTATATCAAAACGGTTATGGCAGACAATCTTAATATGGATTTGAAAGATAACGATGGTGGTTTCAACTGTGGTAAACCAGCAGGTTGGATTAAAGATTATAGTTCTTTACCTGATGCTACCAAAGAACTTATCAAGTCTATAAAAAGAGTACGTGTGGTTCTAGGAACTGTTGAGTTAAAAGATGCAGTAAATGCAGAAGGTGACGCAGTTAACCTAGAACCTACACCTTTTATCTGGGAAGTAGAGAATAGAGATGCTTTCAAGACTGTGGGTGGTGTATTCACAAAGCTAGGTAAAATGAAGCGATTGCCTGTTCAACACTCTGTTATTTTAAATACAGAGGAACAGAAGTTACCTAATGGCAATAGCTTCTATCTTCCTATTGTATCTCTTAACCTGTCTAATACTATAGAGATAACCAAAGAAGATGAAGAACGCTTCATAGATTATATGGCTTGGGTTGAAAACTACAATGAGTATATTATATCTATGTATAATACTAAGGTAGAGGAGAAATCTGATGCTGAGTTAGACGATATAGATATCAATGATATTGTAGAGATAGATACAGAAGAAGTGGAAGTAGCCTAATGAAGCATCCTGCTGAGTTGGCGGTGCATCAGTACATGACTAGTGCTGTAAACGGAACATCTACTATGTCAAGCGACACTATTAATCAAGTTGCTAATGATATAAAGGATGCCTTACATCGTCAGTTTGGTGGGGGAAAGAAAAGAAATGACTTTAGGTTGCGGATGTCAAATGTTGGTAGACCCACATGCCAATTATGGTATGAAAAGAATAAACCTGAAGTTGGTATTCCCCTACCTACAACATTTGTAATGAACATGATGCTTGGAGACATCGTTGAAGCTGTCTTCAAAGGACTACTAAAAGAATCTAGGGTTGACTATGAGGATAGTGATAAGGTTCAGTTAGATTTAGGACATATAGTTATAGACGGCACGTATGATATAGTTATAGCAGATGCCGTAGATGATATTAAGTCTGCGTCTAACTGGTCTTACACTAATAAGTTTGAATCATACGATACTCTAAAACAAGGAGATGCATTTGGATATGTTGCACAACTAGCAGGGTATGCGAAGGCATCAGGTAAACGTGCAGGTGGTTGGTGGGTTGTTAACAAAGCCACAGGAGACTTTAAATATGTACCTGCTGATGGTATTGATGTTGATACAGAAGTAGCTAAGATAGATGAGACTTGCAAGACAGTCGAAGAAAATGTATTCAAACGTTGCTTTGAAGCTGAACCTGAGATGTTTAGGGGAAAGCCTACAGGTAACAAAGTATTGAACACGCATTGCGGATTCTGTTCTTATCGCTACGACTGTTGGTCTACACTAGAAGAAAGACCTGCCGTTAAATCACAGGCACGTGTACCAAAGATTACTAACTACGTTGAAATAGCAGAGGAGTATAGATAATGGAAGAGTTAGAGGGTTTATTAGACCAAATTAAACAGGCTGAAGAACATCTAAAAGAACTTCGTAAAGAGTATCAAGATAAAAGAATGTCAGGTCTACGTGCTGCAATTCAAGCAAGAAACGAAGCTGATAAAATGATACAGGAAGAGTTACGTTCTATAGGGTACAAGCAATTTAATCCTGTACCATTAGGTAACTGGCGAAATCTTGCCACCTAACTTTAAACAATATAAAGCGGCACGTAAGTATGGGTATAGGTCTGGTTTAGAAGTTAAGTTATCCGAATATCTTAAACTACACAAAGTAAAGTTTCAATACGAGTGTATGAAGATTGAGTGGGAAGACTTAGCATACCGCACCTATACACCAGACTTCGTGTTAAATAATGGAATCATTATAGAAACTAAGGGTATGTTTACTGCATCAGATAGACGTAAGCATCTTGCAATAAAGAAACAACACCCTAAGTTAGATATAAGATTTGTGTTTGAAAATAGTAGGCGAAAGCTAAGAAAGGGTGCAAAGTCTAGTTATGCAGAGTGGTGTATTAAATACAATTTTAGATACTATGATAGGATAATACCAGAAGATTGGCTAAAAGAAAAAGGTTCTAATAATCATCCTAAGTTTGTAAAATTTTCTGGTACTAAAGTTAAAAGGAGATATAAATGATAGATGAAGGACTAATAGATGCATTAGAAACAGAAGACTTCATAATAAACATAAGACCCACCATATTAAAAAGTGGTAAATGGTCTGGAGATGTGAACGTATCAATAATGATTGGTCGTGATAACCCCTTGGATGATGAAGACTATAGTAATCTTCTGCATTTTGCAAAGATGATATGTTCTACTGTTCCTATGATGGAGTATTCAGAAGACCTACGAGACATGATTAATGATTATACATTAAAGCATGCCGATAAAATACAAGATGGAGAGTTAGTTTTTACTCCAGAAGACAGAGGAAAAGTTCTTGACAGAACAGATAATGTTGTTACAGTATCATTTGGAAAAGATGCTAAAGGGAGTAAATAATGACTGACCAAATAAGACATGAAGAGTATATGAAACAAGCAATGGCACAATCGGATGTAATTACTAATCCAAAACATTACGAGCGTTATCCAATAGAACCTGTATCATTCATAATGAATAATGAGTTACCGTTTTGGATGGGCAACGTCATTAAATATATAATGAGAGCAGGATACAAAACAAACACAGATGAATTAACAGATTTAAATAAAGCAAAGAGATACATTGATATGCGTATCAACCAACTAGAGGGGCGAGAGCCAAATGAAAGTTAAGATATACCTCACTATAGAAGTAGACCCAGATGAATATCCTGTACCTGCAGACGGTAACGTATCGGAAGAGATTGCAGAAGGTATAGAGGAATACTTCTATGATGTAGGTGGCACAACTATTAAACACATTAAGACAGTTCAGGAGTAACAAATGATTAGTAACTATTTACCGACAGACTACCAAAACTTTATAGCACTATCTCGTTATGCTAGATGGAAAGAAGATGAGCAAAGACGTGAGACATGGGGCGAAACCGTAGAGAGATACTTTGATTACATGTCTAATCATTTACGAAAGACGTGTAACTACGTACTTCCTGATTCACTACGTAATGAATTAGAAGAAGCGGTGCTTGAGCAACGTGTCATGCCTAGTATGAGAGCATTAATGACATCAGGACCAGCACTAGATAGGTGTCATGTTGGTGGCTATAATTGCTCTTACGTGCCTGTAGACAGCCCTAGAGCATTTGACGAGACTATGTATGTCTTGATGTGTGGAACAGGTGTAGGCTTCTCTGTAGAGCGTAGTAACATAGATAAATTACCCATAGTAAATGAACACTTTGAGAAGAGCAATACAGTAATTAAGGTAGGTGACAGCAGACCCGGTTGGGCAAGAGCGTTACGTGAATTGATTGCTATGTTATATGCAGGACAGATACCAAAGTGGGATGTGTCAGAGGTACGTCCTGCAGGTGCAAGACTGAAGACATTTGGTGGTAGAGCATCAGGACCACAACCTTTGATAGAGTTATTTAACTTCTGTATTGAGAAGTTTAAGGGTGCATCAGGTCGTAGGCTTTGGCCTATTGAATGTCACGATATTATGTGTAAGATAGGTGAGGTAGTTGTTGTAGGTGGTGTAAGACGTAGCGCATTGATTTCATTATCTAATCTTGGAGATGACCAGATGGCACATGCTAAGTCAGGTCAATGGTGGGAGAATGAAGGACAACGTGCGTTGGCTAATAATAGTGTGGCATATAAATTTAAACCAGAGATAGGTACATTTATGCGTGAATGGGTATCTTTATATGAAAGTAAGTCAGGTGAGCGTGGTATATTTAATCGTGCTTCAGCAATCAAGCAAGCAGAGAAGAATGGAAGACGTGATACAAAACATAATTTTGGGTGTAATCCATGTAGTGAAATAATATTACGTCCTTATCAGTTCTGTAATTTATCTGAGGTGGTAGCACGTGCATCTGATAATATGGAATCACTACGTAATAAAGTCCGTATTGCTACAATACTAGGTACATTTCAAGCTACAATGACAGATTTTAAATACCTACGTAAAGTATGGCAAAAGAATACAGAAGAAGAAAGACTACTTGGTGTATCTCTTACTGGTATTATGGATAATCAGATACTATCAGGACAGAGTGCTACATATGGTATGAACATTAGCGCATTACTTGAAGAGTTAAAAGCTGTAGCTGTCGAAACAAATAAAAGTTTTGCTAGTACATTAGGAATAGCACAGTCAACTGCTATAACTTGTGTCAAGCCAAGTGGAACAGTTAGCCAACTTGTTGACTCCAGTTCTGGGATTCACGCTAGACACAACCCATATTATGTACGTACTGTGCGTGGCGATAATAAAGACCCACTAACACAGTTCTTAATGTCACAAGGTATACCTGCAGAGCCTGACGTAATGAAGCCCGATAGCACTACCGTCTTTAGCTTTCCAATGAAAGCACCACCTAGTGCAGTCACACGTACAGATATGACAGCAATAGAACAGCTTGAGTTATGGTTGTTGTATCAACGTCACTGGTCAGAACACAAACCATCTGTTACTATCTCTGTGAAAGAACATGAGTGGATGGATGTAGGTGCATGGGTATACAGAAACTTTGATGAGGTATCAGGTATTAGCTTCTTACCGTTTAATGAGCATACATATCAGCAAGCACCCTATCAGGATATTGACTTAGAAGAATATGAAGAACTTAACATGAGTATGCCAGATAATATAGACTGGTCGTTACTCCAAGAGTTTGAGAAAGAAGATAACACATCTGGTGGACGTGAGTTAGCTTGCTCTGCAGGTGTATGTGAAGTAGTGGATTTAACAGCGGCATAGGAGATGTAATGAAAAAGATAGCACTAGAAAATTATTTGACACGATTTATAAGATATGTTATAGATTGGAGAAAGACACGTACAATTATAAGACAACTGCATGAACTACCTGACAGTACACTAGATGATATAGGTGTACCAAGGCATGACATAGCACGACTAGCTTATACTGAGATACAAAGAAAGAACTATGAGAAGTAAAGCATGGAGAGTATGGGCAAAAACAATAGGGAGCAAGATATCAGATGACGAAAGTGAAAGCGATATTGCCGCTATGCTACGTACCTTTTGGGTACTCACTCATCTGGTTGCTTGCTTTTTCATTATTATACATAATGGGGTCAAGCTAGGATGGTTCTAAATTATGTAGCTAATTGGTGGGAAGTTGCAATGCTAACAGCAATATCTATAAATACCATATTAAATATAATTGTATTTTTTAAACACAGATTTAAACAGAGGAGTAAAGATTGAAACCATACGAAAAAATATTGCAAGCACTAAGCCATCATGCACAAGCAAATATAGAACTGCATGTTACAAATATAAGTATTTATCTTACTAATCCTGCAGGTATAGGTGAACACTCCGATATACTAGAAGCGATTCAAAGTGAGATGGATAAGATAGCTGTCCATAAGGATAGACTAGAAATACTTGAGTTGTTAGAACCAGTAGAATCAAAAGAGGAGTAAAAGAATGACAGATACAGAAAATAAAATAACAGTAGACGGAAAAGAACATGATGTTTCAGATTTAGATGATAAAGAAATATATGTACTCCGACAAGTAAAAGTTTTACGGGAGAAAATAGCAGAGGCACGATTTAATTTAGACCAATTAGTTATGGCAGAAAGTGCTTTTTCTAACACACTAGTAACCTCTTTAAAAAAGGAGAATACAGATGCTACAGCCGATTAAAGGAGCAGTAAATAGACAGTTTAGACCTGAATCATATAAACAAAATGATGGTATAGCTAAACTTTCCATCATTAAATACTTAGAAAATAAAGGTCATACTATACTGGATTCAGACGAAAATTATTCGTTTGATATAAAAAGTGAGTACAAAGGCAATACTTATTACTCAGAAGTTGAAATGAAAAATCAGTGGAAGGGTGATTGGAATCCTACGTGGGAAGAAATACGTATACCATATAGAAAACACAAGCTAATAAATAAATTTGAAGAGATTAAATCTGACACCACGTTTTTAAATTTCTATGTTATTAGAGAAGACTGTCTAAAAGCATGGAGAATAAAAGACAATCTGCTATCAAACTGTGAAGTAAAAACTGCTAAAGGAAGGAACATACAGAAAGGAGAACATTTTTTCCACATACCATATAAGGAAGCAGAACTTGTGGAGTTGCGAGATGACGTGGCTTGAATATGAAATGCTTAAATGGAAAGAGGAGAAGTATGGTAACATGGAATTAAATGAATATCAAAAGAAAGCAAAGTCTTATGCTATCTATCCTGAATCATATAGGATAACCTACCCTGCTCTTGGATTAGCAGGTGAAGCAGGTGAGATAGCCAACAAGGTGAAGAAGTTAATACGTGATGATTACGCCAAAGAGGACTATGAGCAGAAGAAAGTAGACATAGCTTTTGAGATAGGAGATGTGTTATGGTACTGTGCTACACTTGCACAAGACTTAGGTGTACCTCTGTCTGTTATTGCAGCACAGAATCTTGACAAGCTAGAGGATAGGAAACAAAGAGATGCTATTAAAGGTGATGGGGATAATAGGTAGATGTATTATGTATATAATTACCACAATAGCTGTACTGTGGTTATGTTATGTAGTAGCTATGGGTGCAGTCAATACTGTGTGTGATTGCCAACAAGAACTAGACAAAAAAAGAAGGGGCTTAATTGCCCCTTCATTCCTTGTAGACATCTTGTAATATCTTACCTATATCAACTAGTGTTGATAAGTCTTTGAAGTTCATACTATCAGGAGCTTTATTATATCTCTTAAAAAATTCTAGTTGTGACTCTTCTCTTATACCACTTGGTAAACGTCTATACTTTAACATCGCATCAGCGTAGGCTGGAGCATCTGCAAAAAATACCTTCTCGTCTGATACTTGGCTTCGTACTGTTTTAATTTGTTGGTCTAGAAAGTTTCTAACTTTCATAGATACATAGGCTTCTTCACTATATTCTTGTTTTAATTTATCACTAGATATTTGATACTGTGACCTGAGTGCGTCTTCATAGTCTTGTGCTTCTTCCACTATCATAGGTAATGCATCTCTAACAACTTTATTTTCAAATGTTTTTATTCCCGGAACCCTAGATTTATT